TTCCCGACCGGTCTGGCAAACCGGACGGTTATCCTGGTTAGATGTCTGATGGTTGCTGGAACGTGGTGGCTACTGCTGCCACCTTCTGGCTTCCTTTAATGGGCATCTAGCTGGGTTCTTTGCCACAATCCATCTTACTCTCTTACCCATTTTCTATTACCCAGACTTGTTGTTAACTGGTAAAGTTGACCTACTGGCTTCGTTTTGAGACTATTCTGGTGTTGGTGGACACTCTTTCCACAAGTAGATTGTATGGAGTTCATGCTCGTTTTGAACCGGGAATGGCACAACCCGTAGTAGGATCTTGCCTCTGCCATACTAATCTGCGCCTGTTGCTTTTAGACTATGGGCTGCTAAGGATGACATTGGAACCCCTTTTTGGATATTCCATGTCAAGTCAACTGTTTCATCTGGTGTACGCTGGAAATCCTTGTTCCGAGGTCTTGTCTGGAGGTGGTGCTGAAATATTGCAAGCCACAGGCAGTTCCTTGGACTTGGTGCCGCTATCAGATGCTACACCCTCTATGGGCAAATGTTGAACCTTAGTGGACGCGTGAGATGGGAATCCACGCCGGCCATAGACTGGCTGATAAGCTCGCGGCTGATCGAGTTGCAACAGTAATCAGTTGATTTGCCACTATGTCTTCTTCTCAACACAAACCCGAAGATAACACCCCTCTTCAGGCACAACAGGAAGAGGTGCAAGTAGAAAGCTCTGCCTTTACTACAGCAACATCTGAAACTTCAATAAGGTCTGTTACACAACCTTCAGGTTCCATTGTAGCTAGGAATTGGGTACCTTCAAGAACACCAAACTCTCAGGTTAGGACTTTTCTCTTCTCTGGTGAGTGGACTTCAACCGGAAAGTCAGGTGAACTGATAACCTACTCCCAGCCCATAACTCTCAACGGCCCTATTCCCCTGCCACATGTTCTTATCACCGGCTCAGAAACTAATGCCTATACCATCGATCGACCTTCTGCCAGTAATCCTACGATGTCAGGGATGACCCATTTTGGTCTTCAGTACTGCTCAAATGGACTGTATAGGACAGGTTACAAAGTGTTCGTGTCAATAAATGGCACTCAATTTCACTCTGGGTCACTTTTTGTTGTTGCAGTTCCTCAACCACACATTCTCTACAAGCAACTTGGTAGTCAGTACCCAAATTATCAAATTTCGTACGCTTGTGGTGATGTTTACAACCTCGCACAGCAAGGTATCTTCCCCTCAGGACGACTCCTACCTAGGTCAAATTCTCAACTCGAGCTGGATTTGCCATATGTGGGGCAAGATCCCTACACCTCTACAGCAAATCGCAATGTGGATTATTTGATTTTTATTCTGATTGAAACTCCCCTAGGGATACCCACAACTGGAACAGCACCGACCCTTCAAGTTGTAGTAGAGGCGGAACCTGTTGACCCTGTCTTCCTTGCCCCCCACAGGCCTCTGGGATTTACTAATAATCTAGGTGACTTCACAAAATTACCAGCTCTCCCTGCACCCGCCTCGTTCGAGGGTGTTCGTGTTCTGCCATGTCAATCTGGTATAGCCTCAGAAGCTATGGGAGCTTTGCAATCTGTGCAGTGGAAGAATAAACATCATACTCTAGATCATCTTCCTCCCAGAGTTGAGGACTTCAGAAGTCTTCTTTCAAGACCTACAGTGAAAGCGATTCTTGATGTTGGTACTGCTTATTCCGTTGGCGATGTTCTAGCACAGTGGGAGGTTTCCCCCATAAACGACATTCTCACAAACAGTGTTGCAAATGGTGTAAAGACTATTGAGGGATCCACATTTCTTCACTCCTTTTCACGTCTCTTCCTTCAGTGGACAGGCTCTATAGTGTATACAGTTGAGTGGACTGGACCAGCTGTTTCAGCTGGTAGACTAATTCTTGGTTATCAACCGAATGCCATTCGGGAGTCTAAGACTGGAACCTATGGGCCTGCACTACCAACAGGGAATGTTCTTTCAGCTCTTACTCAAGGACCTCACATGATTTGGGATCTTGCAAATTCTACTTCTATGTCCTTCAGAGCTGATTATGCCCTGCCTTGCGAATGGGCCGCTGTGAACCCACTTGCAACAGCTAATTACAGTGCCTCCCCATCCGGACAAAATCAATCAATTCAGAATGGTGGCGTTATTAACTACAGCTCATCCGGCTCTTGTTTTCTGGCTCTCTTAACACCTATTGTTACTCCCACCGTCACCCAGACAGCTTTTAAAATTGTCCTTTCTGAATCAGCAGGGCCTGACTTTTGTGTTAGATACTTTGCACCCCGATCACCAAATACCTACCCGATTTATAATGGGATAATTGATCAGGGCCCTGTCCACGTCCCTGAACCCCAGGGTGAGATGGTAGAAGTTGGGCAAGAAATTTCGGTAGAGAAGGTGCTTGCGCATCCGCGCTTCTATGGTCATTATCAGCTTGATCAAAGTTCAGTTCTGGAAATTCCTCTTACGCTCATTTCTCATTCAAGCAATGGGACAAATGATGCTCGCATCTCGCCTGCGAGACTTTTTGCTTCCCTCTTTACACAGATTCATGCTGACCTTAGGATTATTGTTACAACTTCTTCGAATAATTCCTATCTTGTGGCATATGTACCACCTGGTACTGATGCTTCAGCCCTTGCCCCGATTCCGCGTTCCCGTGCCGCACTTTCAATGGCAAACTTCACAATTTTTTCCACTATGGCTGATAATGTAGGTTTTGAGCTTGTTGTTCCTTATCCAGGTAATCATTCTACCTTTCAGACTTCCCAATCAACTTCTCTCAGATCTGACAATACTTACGCCTATAGCCAGTTTTCAGATGATCCAGGCAATATGGGTACAGTTCTTGTGGTGGCGAAAGATCAGAGTGTTAGCACTGGGGGAGGTAGTGTGACCGCCACCTATGTCACTGTTCATCTCGCTCTCCTCAATGCAAAGTGTTTTGTTCCTCGGCCATTTGGTCCTCTCACTACACAGATAGTGCGACCCACAGCTCTCTCCCTGCCGGGTGCTGATGATGAGCCTGATTTTTGGGAAGATGCACCAGAAGGCCAGAACTTCTTTCAGGCTCCTCACCTGACTACCCTGGAGACCGAGCAAGCAAAAGATCAAGTTGCGCGTTTTGAGGAGTATTTTGATTGGCTATATTCAGAAATTGGTGATTCTGTAACCCCTGAACATGCCCTTGCTATCTGTAAAGCTGTTGAAGATGCAATTAATCAGTGTGATGATGAGATTGACAATCGGAATGCCTTTGCTGAGCTTCCTCTTGAGTATCCCCAATCTCTCCCCTGTCCAGGTGTTTGGTTTAGAGGTGAATTCTATAGATGTTGTTACCTTCCCTGTGAAAATCGCTTTTTCCCCCAGGTTGCCGCACACTCCCCTCTCCCTGTAGAACATAATCTCTGTGAGCTCTATGAGGCACTACGCGCTTTTGGGACAATGTGTTTGATTGATCCTCTTGCTACATCTCATTGCTATTCTGCCTTATTCCGTCAACTTCTTGAATCTGATTGGGTAATTCCAGAGATGAAAAGTGAGATCAGGAAGAAAATGGTCCTACTTCTCGAGATGATTGCACATCCTGAGAGAATCATGTCTCACTGGGACTGGGAGATGTGTCATACACAAGCCTTCCGCAATCTTTGCCAAAGAATGAGGACTTCCCTTTCTCTTGGTGCGACTGATGAGGACTACTTCTCTGGCACAGAAGATGCTGAATTCCAAGCCCCATCTGCCTGCGAACAGAAATTCCTCAACCTAATTCAATGTTACAGATCTGCAATGCTTGTGAATCCCTGGCACACTTTTGAGGTAGCCTACATTTCTTTTTATGATCTTACTTGCCGTTCTGATGTCCCCCAGTGGTTTAAGGACCAGGTTGATGATGTATGCTATGAGAATCTGTGTGCATGTGTGGGTGAACGTGTTAATGTTGATAATTCTGTCCTTCTTGAATCCTATAGGCAAGCTTTTGATGAGGTCTTTTCTGAAGAACCTGATTTCTTTTCTGATGATGAAATTGATGCTGAGTTTCAGGCTCCCCGTCCCCCAGCTCCTGCTTCATCTGCTCCTAGACCCAGACCTCCTACTCCTCTTCCTGCTCCTATTGTTGAGGATGATGAAGATGAGGGAGATGATGAACCTGATGACATACATGTCTATTACGTAGACAATGGACTCTACCGTCATTGGGGAATTCGCAACAGAGATCAAGCAATCTCCCTCAAAGCTCATGGTTTTCAGTGTCGTGTCTCCTATACCCCCGAGGATCTTGGGAAGCACATTGATTACTGTACTGTAGGTTATAATGAGTGGTGTAAAGCTGTTTGTAGACTAGGTCAAATCTATGACTACTCAATCACCCACAATTGTACTGATTTTGTTGAAGAAATTACCTCTTATCAGTATTCTTTTCAGAACACCGGCTATTGGCTTGCTGCTGGTGTTGTGGCTGCTGCAGTTGCAACAACTGCAATCTTCCACTCTGTTCCCCCCTCATGGGATGAACGGCCATTTCTACCCGAGAAAATGACCCCTAGGGTTGTGGTGGTTGCACCCCGACGTAGGGTACACAAGTGGAGGAAAGCAACGCTTGAGAGACTTATTGAATTGAAGAGAAAAATGCTATTTCAGGCTCCAATTAACATTCAACTTACTAATCCAGCTGTGGATAGAGCAGCCTCCGTTACAACAACTGCTACTCTTGAAACACTGGAAGATGTCAAACAGATGGTGCCTGTCTTGGTTAAATCTGCTTCTTCAGTTGCCTCTTCTATTACTGCTGCTTCTGCATCTGTAGAGCATTTGACAAAATCAATGGAGACTTTCCTTGAAAATGCTACTGCTGCTATTCCTGGTGCTGTATCTGCAATGGAGTCTACTGCTGGTGAGCTCATCTCATCTGCTTCCAAGAAGATTGCCTCTATTATTCTTAAGGTGATTGGTTTCACTCTTGTAATTTTTGGAAATCCTTCCCCTTCTACAATTGCTGGTGTGATTGCTCTCCTTGTAGCTGAGGTTTATGACAATACTTATCTTAGGAAGAAGATGTCTGATCTTGCAATTTCTTTTACTGCAAAAATTAAAGATCTTGTGGGTTCCCTTTTTGGTGTGTCTAGCTGCTGTGATGAAGAGCCTATCTTTGATGATATTGATGATGCTTTCCACCGCTACATGCTCACTCGTACTGAGACAGATTTTGAATTCCAAGCTCCAACTCGTCTTCAAGAGTTCAATCAGGGTGTTCTTGCAATGAAGAATGTAGAGTGGATAATTGAAAAGGTCAAAGATTTAATAGATTGGTTGATTGGAAAACTCAAATCAAAAGAAAAGTCTTCTCCTGAGGACTATTTGAAATCTAGGGCTGACTACATCACTGACCTCTATCGTGATTCTCTTGCCACTGCTTCTTGCCAGAATGTTGATGTCTCTCTTCTTAACCAGCGTGTTAAAGATACTAGGGACATGCTTGCCTATTGCACAAACCACAGGCTTGCTGGTGCCGCTCATATTCTTTCCCGCACTCTCGCCAATTATGAGCAGACATCAAGGAAACTCAAGACCTCTGTCTATGCTTCTCGTCCAGAGCCCCTAGTGATTTACATTCATGGTTCTCCTGGTGTTGGGAAATCCCTTCTTTCTAATATTATTGCTTCTGCTTATTGTAAGAGAAAGGGAATTGATTTTAAAACTTCCGTCTTTGCTCAACCCCCTGGATCAGAATACTTTGATGGTTATACTGGTCAACCTGTTCATGTGATTGATGACTTTTGCCAAAATACAACTGGTGAAGATGTGAAGCTCTTCTGCCAGATGGTTTCCACTACCCCTTTGTTCCCCCCTATGGCTGCCCTCGAAGAGAAAGGTGTGCAATATCGCTCTCGCCTCATTCTTGCGACCTCTAATATGGCAACTCCACAATCAAATGAGATCCGGATTCCAGGTGCCCTTGAGCGCCGATGCCACATAAAGGTGCGAGCAGTCCTTGCCCGTGCCTTTCAGACTCCTGCCGGACGTCTAGATATGGCTGAAGCATTCAAGGAACTTGGACCATCAAAATCTCCAGATTTTAAAGCTGATTGCCCCTATCTTAATGGTGCTGCTATGACACTTTCTGTTACACGAGGTGAGGACCGTACTCGGGAGCACATGTCTGTCTATGATCTTTGTGATATGATTTTTGATGAACTTGATGAGCGTGATGGAAATCAAGCTGCTTTCTCAAATATAATCTTTCAAAGTCCTTCTCAGAATGTGATTTCATTTTGTAAGCATGTTGATCATTCACCAGATTCCTGTCACAATATCTTTATTGCCACTTCTCAGGGACCCATTGTACATAGATTTGATTCTGCTGAAGATAGGAACTCTTGGCTCCTCTCCCAGATCCCATCTCTCCCTCAAGCTGGTAATGTTAGGTGTTGTCCTTGTAAGAATCCTGACTGTGCAAAAATTCAATTCACTTTCAAGACTGATGATGAACAAATCAGGTCCCAGGTTGTTAACTTTCCAGGACGCGAGGTTGCCGAATGGTGGCTCCGTTTTGTTTGCGGAAGGCCTGGGAGTGCTTATGCACTTGAGAGTGAAATCTGGCCTGCTCTCCCGATCTTCATTCCAACTGCTCAACCAATCAAGAATGAGTCAATTGAAAAAGAACTCAAAAAGCTTAGGAAGAGGTCTCTAAACTCTTTTACTATTACTGGGATCTCTGCAATTGCCTCTGCTATTGGTCTTCTGATCTATTTCCTGAGACGCAGACGTGACCCCGAGCCACAGGCACCATATTCTGGTGCTGGTGGTCGGCAGCGTCAGCCGCCACAGCAGCGGCCTGTTCCTCAGAGGATTGTCCACTATCAAGCTCCCTACCGGATGCCCCAGATTTATCCAAAGGTAGAGAAAAACTGCACCTCAATTACTTTTCATCAAGATTCCCACTCATTTGATCTGACTGCCCTCTTTGTTTGTGGTAGGACCTTTGTGTGCAATAATCATGCCTTTTCCCACTCCCATACTATTGAAATTGGAGGTCACAAATATAAACCCGAAGAACCCTCTCCTGAACTTCTTGTGCGCCCTTCTGGTGTTACTGATGTTGTGATTTGTACCCTTCCTCGTGGTGATGAAAGGAAGAATCTTGTCCCCTATCTTCTCTCTCAGAAAGACAGACCAACAAATGATGATGTTCTTATGGTTTCTCGGTCAAAAACCATTGCTGCAAATTTTGAATGCACAAATCTGAGAGGGAGGAAATCGGTGTGTGTGAAAGAGTTTGATAATACGGATGAACAAAACTTTAATAGATGTTACACTTATGATCTCAAATCAACTCCTGGTATGTGTGGTGCTGCTCTCATTTCCCGCAACCCTGCTCGTGAAACCCTTCTTGGAATTCATTTTGCTGGTGGTCCTGGTGTTGGTATTGGTGTCCCACTGTATAAGGAAGATTTTGCTCATCTCTTTCAAGGGAATCTGAAACCTATTGAACATCCCGGTCAACCCAATCACATTCCCCGTCGCTCTGCACTCAAGAAATCCCCCGCTTATGGTGCTTTCCCTGTCAAGTCTGAACCAGCTATTCTCTCCCAGAAGGACAAGAGGTGCGAGGTTGATCTTGACGAAGTCATGTTTAGTAAACATGTTCCCGACCATGAGGGCTGGCCGACTCTTGAACCGGCCATGGCCTATGTAGTCGAGGAGCTGATGCAGAAATGTGGTTTCTCTAAGGACGACCCCGTTCCTATGTGGACTCTTGAACAGGCTATTAATGGTGATGGTGTGATGGAAGGAATTGACATGGGGCAGTCAGCTGGATACCCCTTCTCTGCTCAGGGACGCTCCCGACGGAGTTTCTTTGAGTGGGATGGTGAGAAATGGCAGGCTACTGAAGAACTTAAGAAGCTTGTTGATCATGCTCTCAAACATCCAGATGACTATTACTATGCCACATTCCTCAAGGATGAACTTAGACCTTGTGAGAAGGTTAAAGCTGGGAAAACTCGCCTTGTTGATTCAGATTCCCTTCCCCGAATCCTGGCAATGAGAATGGTTTTTGGTCCCCTCTTTGAAGCTATGCTTAGGAAAAATGGCTCTGAAATTCATTCAGCTGTGGGTTGTAATCCAGATGTTGACTGGACTAGGTTCTATTATGAAATGGGTCCTGATTCCTTTCCCTATTGCTTTGATCTTGATTATTCGTGTTTTGACTCCTCTGAACCCAAGGTTGCTTTCCTTCTGATGGCAAAATATCTTGAACCCTACTTCCAGCATGATGTTACCCCCTTTCTTGCTGCAGTTGCTACGTCCAAGCATGTCTATGGAGATAAGGCATACGAGATGGAGGGAGGAATGCCTTCTGGGTGTGTTGGAACTAGTATGTTCAACTGTATTAATAATTCAGCTTTCATTGTCTCTGCCCTAATTGCTCTGAAGGTTTCCCCTGATTCTTGTAAGTGGATTTGCTATGGCGATGATGTGATTATTTCTACTGATGAAAAAGCCCTTTCCCGCAGAATTGCTGATTTTTACTCCAAGAACACTAATCTTAAGGTAACCCCCGCTTGTAAATCTGGTGATTTTCCTGAAGAGTCAACCTTCTATGATGTTTCTTTTCTGAAGCGTTTCTTTGTCCATGATTCTCATTACCCCCAACTGATTCACCCCTACATGCCCCTTGAACACCTTGAACAATCATCCATGTGGCAGACTGATGGCGAGTATCAACAGAAACTGGACTCTCTGGCTCAATTGGCTTTTCATGCTGGCGGACCCGATTACAGGAAGTTTTGCGACACCATTCAGAAGAAGTGCCGCTCGCGGGGCACTGAGGTTTACTTTCGGCCTTTTGAGTACTACATGGCTATGTGGTACGCTCACTTCATGTAATTATGGGTAATATTGCTAGTACAAATAACTATCACATTGTGAATAATCTGGCTATGGGAACCGGCGCTACCGCCGCTGCTGTTACTTTCAATACGACTATGATTGTTCTGATCACAATTGGTGCTCTTGTTCTCGTGATTCTGTGTGGTGTTATTATTTATTATTTTTGGAGAAAAAGGCGACGCTCTCTTCGTCGCAAGAAGAGGGAGAGAAAGATTTTTGAGCGTGTTCTTATGCAGCGTGCTCATCTCCCTCCAGATCATGCCCGCGCTTTTGCTGAATCCATCTATGCGGGTAATATCCGTCGGTCAACAACTGATGAAGACGGTTACGAAGTTGTGTATTGAATGTCTCTAGCTCAGGAGTGTAAACTGAGTAGCCGTTGGAATCGGCTATATAAATTATCCATTAGTCTGTTAAGTTTTAATTTTAGTATTATTAGTTTGTTAAGTATTAGTTTTAGTTTTACTAAGAAATTTTAGTGTAAAAGTTAAGTTTAGTAAGCTTTGCCCTCAACCCTTAAGGTTGTTGTAGCTTGATTAAGCGAACGAAATGGGACGTATGATCCATCTTAGATTGGATCAGACCCTGGTCCCGGGCAATTGGACACTGTTTCGCGTTTAATCCTAACCGCTAAGGATAGATTTTCATTTGCTCACTTTGCTTTT